CAAGTAAGGATAAACCCACAGTTGTTACTGAACTCTTCCATGAACCCACGAAGGGCTGGTTGAGTAGATTGTGGATTTAGATAATCTGCCTCATCAAGGATAATATACTTTCTTCCAGTACCCTCTAAGGATACAGTAGATGCAAAGTTCTTAATCTTAGTTCTCAGTACGTCTATACCAGACTCTTCAGAACCATTTATCATCATTGACGTTGCACCAATTTCATCTAGTATTGCTTTTGCAGCTGTAGTCTTACCTACACCTGGCCCTCCAGATAAAATTAAGTTTGGTACGTTCTTGTCTTTAACAAATTCTTTTAGTGTTGTTTTTAGTTCTTTAGGTAATACACAATCACCTATGTTGTTTGGACGGTATTTCTCCACCCACAAAAATTCTTCCATAATATAAAACCTTTATTTTAAACTGAATATGTTGATTCAGGTTCAAGTGCTATCCAATACTCAATCGAATTACTTTCATTTTTCATATGAGAAATGTTTTTGGAAGAAACCTCAACAGTATATTTACCATCTATAAGTTTTAGATTTTCTACTTTGAAGAAGAAACTAAAGTTACCTTCACCTTCTGTTTCAACACCCATAGAATAACTATTTGCAGTATCATTCTTTTTATCTTTTACAGTTAAAGAAGAAGTACCACTAGTATTTTCTAATACTAAATCAGCTGAACTAATTACAGCAGCTGCTTTTGTAATGTTAGATAATGTTGAACTATCTAAAGTAAATGTTATTTCATTACTTGGCATAGTAATCATTTTACTTGGTGTTGTAACAACACTTGGGTCTGAGTAAAAATATTTAAGAGCAGTCTTAGGATTATTTTCTTCTGTAATTGTTACAAAAGTACTGTCAAATTCTAGATTTGGACTTTGAAATAAAGATAGACAAGATAAGAATTCATTAAGGTCATATATTGCAACCTCTTGTGGGAATTCTTCTTCTACCTCTGCTCTTGCAATAATGTTTTTCATTTGGGACATTGTTGTTAGTTCTTTACCTTCTTTAATCACTAGGTTTTGATTAATAGAAGCATAATTTTTTAATACACTTATTGTGTTATTACTTAGTTTCATCACTTTCTCCATCATTAATTGATAATGCTATTATAGCATAATGTATCACTTTTAGTAAGTCAGCCCTATTCTTACCATTCTTCTTTCCATATCGTTGGGCATACTTGAGTATATTACCGATACAAAATCCTTCACCGTGTCCAGCATCTAAGATAAACTCAGTTGCTTGGAACTTACTCTTACTATAATGCATATCATAGGTTGAGTCAATGTATTTTTCTAATTCATTTAAAGTTTTATCTTCACTAAATTTATAATCAATTTTCATTACTATTCCTTTGGTGTGTGTTTTCTATAATGGTCACCACTTATTTTACTCTCTGGTACTACACTCATATTTGCAGAAAAAGTTCTTCTCTCTCCTTCTCCAAAGAAAGGCATTACACCATGTCTTAACCATGATGGAAACATTAACATTGTTCCAGTAACAGGTTTAATATATTCTTCTGTTATTGGACGAAGCATATTAATATCCCTCATACCATTTATACCCCAAGATAGATAAGTAAATCCATCAACAGCTCCAGAAGAATTATTTAATCCATCAAATTCTTCAGAAGGATTACCAAGTTTTTCTATCTGTGGTGGAACTTTTAAATATAGGATACAAGATAAACCCATTGGTGTTTTTGTGCCATGGTCGTGTATTGGATTGTAATCACCCTCATAACTATGCACACTCCACATTGTTTCCATTTCTGTTTTAGATTTAATACCAGTAACTTTTTCCATATATGTTTCACCAAGTCTTAATAAAACATCTGAGAATTGTTTTCCAACACCATTATCATTGTGATTAATTGTCAGTTGTGTTGGACGAGATTTAATGTTTAGAGGTATAGGTTGTAATTTATGAGCTGCATTTGCTGAAATCAGAACTTTATCAATATGTGTATTAAATTCTTCTATTACGTTAAGTGGGAATTCAACTTTCATTATATTAATTGCAGCTTTAGGTCGCATTGCAATTTCCAAACCACTTGGATTTGGTTCTTGTGCTTTAGTACCTTCAAATTCTGTTACGTCTTCACCAGATTCTTGTCTTCTATTATATTCAGCGGCAAGTTCCCTAGATTTTTTTCTTCTTTCTTGTTTTGCTATTTCTTTTTCTGTCATACTATTAATCATAGTCTTTCCCTCTTCAGTTAAAGCATCAATTGCCCTTTGTTTGAACTCGGCTGCCTTGTCTGGTTGACCCATTGCTTCAAACATTTTTGAATGGTCATCTATTGTATAAGGTTTTTCTGGGGGTTTTTGAACTTCTACTGATTTTGTAGGATTGTCTTCTGAACCTTTATTGGTTAATATCTCAACTCCCATTTGGGAAGCACCAACGTCAATTTCTTTTACCATAATATATTCTCACTAGTTCATAATTTTAATTTATTATACAATAAAAAAGGGGCTGTTGTCAACCCCTTTTCTATATTTTTTTGACTAACTTTTGTAAGCGTAGTCTGTACCGAGTACACTTGCAACACCTGCTGCAATGATAGCAGCTGATGGTTTACCCATTCTGTAAGCAACACCTTCAGAAGTTTTGTTTGTGTATACCACATGACCTTCTGATTTAATGGTGTCAACCATTTTAGTTGGGCTTTTCAAATCAAAACGAGTTCTTAGATGTTTCCAAGTTACGTTTTTACCTTTAGTTAAAAGATTAATAATCTTTTCTTTTTTAGTTAGTTTTTTATACATAATTTCTCCATAATGTAAAGTTAATCGTCAAGCAAAATTACTTGATTTCGATTGTACGAGGACGTTTTTCCTCAGGCACAATTTGTTCTAACTCGATAGACAGTAATCCGTCTTCGAGCTTTGCAGAATTAATTATCATATCATCTGCAAGTGTAAACTTTCTCTCAAATTTTCTATAGGAAATTCCTCTGTGAAGAATTTCTTCTCCATCAGTTTCATTATCTTTATCAGATTTGATTGAAAGTATTCCGTCTGTTAGTTTAATGTCGATATCTTTTTTACCAAAGCCAGCTAATGCTAACTCTAAAATATATTTTGGTGAGTCACCTCCGAGTTTCTTTATATTATAGGGTGGATAGTTATCGGTAGTTGAGCTAACAGACCCTAATCTATCAAAAGTTCTGTCGAACCCAATAGTATAGTTTAGAATTTGTGTTGGTGTGAGTGTGTTGAATAGTTGTTTGCTTACCATGATTATTTCTCCTTATTAAGCAAGATTAAAATGAAGTCCCTTAATGGCAACTTCATAGTATATATATGGGGATTGTATCTATAAATGTCAACCCCCACATAATTTTTTTTAGAATTCACTTTCTTCTTCTGTTGCAATAGTTTCTTCTTCTGAAACTTCTTCTAGAGGATTGATTCCTGCATCTATTTTTGAGTACAGATCAAGAAAGCTTTCCTTTGTGTCAGAATCGAACCTCGCACAGCATAACTCAATAGACTTTGATTTATCATTAAAGATTGCAAAGGCTTTTACAATGTGGTCAAGTCTTCTAGTTGAAATAACAGAATCTATTCCACCATCTGCAAACGTCTTTCTAATGACATCTGCCCAAGTGATTAGATTGTCTGCAAACTTCTCATCAACCTTACCATATTTCTTCATTGCACCGACAATAATCTTTTTCTCGATTGCGATTGAAGCGTATGGTTGTTCTAGAGTAATTGCAAATCTTTCAAGGAATGCTTCGTTCAGAACATTAGTTCCAATAAACATACCGTCATCTGAACCTTGACCCTTAGTATTGGCTGTGGCCATTACGTTGAACCCCTTCTTAGGAGTTATCCATTGATTTACTTTTTTAAGATAAACACCCTTGCCTTCAAGGACTGGTTGTAAACACATTAACTTGTTAGAACCTAAATCAATTTCATCAAGAAGTAAAGTACAACCTCTGTTCATTGCCTCAATAACTGGGCCAGGAACAAACTTAGTTTCACCATTTATTAATCTGAAACCACCAAGTAAATCGTCCTCATCAGTTTCGATTGTAACATTAACCCTAATCAATTCTTTTTTCATCTCAGCATGTATCTGTTCGATCATAAGAGTTTTACCGTTACCAGATAAACCAGTAACAAAAAGTGGATAATACAACCCAGACTGTACAATCTTTTTAATTGTAGCAGTATGACCCCAAGGCACAAAACCTTCGAATTTTGACGGAACTAAATTCTCTATGTTACTTGACATAACTAAATTTACACTCATGTTTTCTTGAGGAACTTGAACAACTGGAGCAGGAATATTTACCTGAACCTCTTTTACGATATCTTTTTTAGAGATACCAACTGGTTTAATTTTGACTTGAGCATATTCACCCATACCAGTAACCATACCAGATTGTTTTAAATGACCAATACCAATTGACCTCTTAATATCTTTAAGAACTTTTTTGGCTTGGTCTATGGTAATAACTGCCTCACTACCAAATTGATTAGTTGCCTCTACTATAAAATTTTCTATTGCCTTCATATTTTCACCTCATTATTATTATTAAACATCATCATTGAATATAACTTATTATACGACATTTTTAGGGTAATGTCAAGGGGTATTGTTAAGTCCTTGTTTTTACTCAGTTTTTTTACCATCATATAATATACCTTCTTTTAAAAAAAACGAATCGATTCGTTTAAGCAACCTTCTGAATAAACTTGTTAAGTAGTACTCTACTAGTTACTTTACCTTTAGAAGCTTTTCCAAATGCTCTCTTTAGATTTGCTTTTGAAGCACCAACTTCAACATCTAATTCACCACTTGCAATGTCAAGTTTTGCACCACCAGGCAAGATATAAAACTCATCATAACCTTCTTTTTTTGAAACCAATACTTTGTTCTTATTAATTTCTTTAGAATATTCACCAGCTTCTTCCCATGAACAATTCATCTCATCCATGATTATATCTTTTCTAACCAAACCTGCTTTACCAGAACCAGCAATAAAGAACCCTAGAATATTCATATTTGGAACTCTCTTTTTTAATAGAGTTAGAAGCATACTAGTTTGATTTGTAGAACTTATTCTTCCATATTTATTTTTTGTTTGACCTTCTTGAACTGTAGTATTTGTAACTGGGTCAGTAATTACTAATACTGATTCATAGTCATTAGTAGTAGCACTTTGATTACTCCCAACATTATCAACAATACATTTCTGTCTAATAGGGTGACTATAACCATCTGTTAGAAATACAGTATTTAATTTTTGAACACCAATTGATTTTTTATACTTTGGTAATAAATCCATTGCAGCAACAATAGCATGATTAAGAGGAGTTCCACCCAAATTTAATTTATATGGAACATTTATTGGAAAACCATCTTTTCTCCAATCTCTATGACCAACCCATCTTTGAGCCATTTTCCAAAGATAATTCATCATTTCATCTTGGTCTTTTTTATTCATTTTATTAGAAGAAAATTCTAGTAATTTTACATCATCAATTATCATATCACCAGATTTAAAATCTTGAGTTGTAGTATCTATTCCACCATCCCAACTTCTAGTATCTCTATTATAAGAATCAGTAAAAGCATAAACTTGAAATGGAATTTTTATTCTGTCACAAAACCATATTAGATTAAATAATTGTTTTAGAGTAGTTGCCATATTAGTATGCATTGAACCAGACCAATCTAAAAACATTACCATACCATGACTGGTAGCTCCAGGCATAGTAGTTACTTTTCTAAATAAGTCATCATTGAATTTGTAAGAGTGTAAAACACCCATATCTAAAGTACCAGTTTTAGAAGTAGCAGCTCTCTTATATAAGTCAGCAGATTTTCTCATCTCAAATTCTTTAACCATATAAGAAATAACTTTTTTACTATCTCTTTTAATAGTTAGAAATTCTTCATTAGTCTTTTTAATAAATAAAGTATTTTCACCTTCTTCTTTATAATTTTCTCTGCATAATTCAAGTATTTTATCTGAAGGAATAATTATATTCTTTGTTTTTGTTTTAGGAATAAAAGAATATGATCTGTCTTTAGCAGTAGTATCTCTTGCTTCTTCTGTCTTTTTAGAATAACTAGTGTCTGTAGTAGCATTTATCTCATCTGCACCCTTACCACCTTCTAGAGTATTAACATTTACTTCTTGAGTATCATCAGTTTCATCTGAATCTTCTTCTGACTGAGCAGGAGCATTAGAATCTTGACTTTGTTCTTGACCTTCTTCTGAATCTTCTTCTGGACTATCCTCAGACTCACCAGACTGTGATTGCTCTTCTTGTTCCTCACCTTGAGACTCTTTGTTCTCTTGCATCCACTTGTATAATTCTTCTGAAAGATTTAGAACGTCAGCTTCAGTTTTTACATTACCAACTTTTTCTACCCATATCTTTTCTTGATCTACAAATGGTGCATCACTCATACCTTTAAAGTACAAGTTAATTCTATCAATTAAATTCATATTTGAAATATCTTTACCTTTAGTACCAAAGAAATCTTTATCAATTAATTCTTTGTAACCTTTAAGGAATACTGACCTTGAACCAGCATATTTCTGTTGAACCATCTTTTCAATTCTTGCATCTTCTATAACATTAACAAAAGTTTTATTAATGTTTCTTTCAATCATTTCATTCAACATATTCTCTGAAGTATACAAAGCATGACCAATCTCATGGCACACTAGTAAATCAGCAATATTATCAGACATCTCATCTTTCCAGATAGGAAGGACTAGCTCTCTGTTTTTAACGTCAAAAGAAGCAGTACTTGTCTGTTTCTGAACTACGTTAATATCTTCCTCAGATAGTAATTTTGCGATTGTTGACTTGTTTTTCATATATAACCTCTCTCGTTGAATATACTTTATTATACACAATTATTGAGAGGATGTCAAGGGGTAATATAAGTCATTGTTTTTACTCAGTTTTTTTTGCTCAATGCTGAGTGTCGTAAATAAAAAAAACGAATCGATTCGTTTTGGTGGAGCCAGAGGGGATCGAACCCACGACCTCCTGCTTGCAAAGCAGGCGCTCTCCCAACTGAGCTATGGCCCCATATATCTTATGATATGAGTTGTTGGTATTCCTTGTTCTTTGCAAGGTTTTCTTCTGTCTTTTTCTTTAACTTCTCTGTCAACTCATTCATTTTCTTTTGTTTCTTTAATGCCATATCAAGTTTTAGTTTACTTACTTTCTCAGTAAAGTTTGAACCTTCCATATGGTCATACTCATGTTGGAATATTCTAGACTGCAATCCATATAATTCTCTTTGAATCTTCTCACCATTCTCGTCTTCGTATTCTACTTCGATTGTTTCTGAACGGTTTACTTTTACCCACAAGCCTGGATAGGATAAACACCCTTCGTCTATCAATACCTTTTCTATACCCTCACTTATAATCTTAGGATTAAAGACTGCAATGATTTGTTTTGTTTCAACATGATTATACATTACGAAAGCTCTTTCCAGTATACCACATTGATTTGCAGAAAGTCCAATACCCTCATAATGTTTCATAGTTTCAACAAGATTGTCTTTGAGTTCTTGACGATTCAGTTCTGAATTACAATCCTCTAGTTTTACTTTTAGAACTGCATTGTCTGATTCTAATAATTTAAATGTTGCCATGTTCTGTTACCTTTCTCATTCCATAAACTC